CTTTTGGCATTTTTTACATTGTATTCTATAAATATATTTATTTCAACATAAAAAGACACCCAGCCACAGCCGAATGTCTTTATGAGGGGAGTATAAATAATTAATAAGGGATTCCCTTGGGGGAGCAAGGGAGACAGCCACTAGGCTTTGACACCTAGCAACCGTGATTTTAGGGAGGAGTATCTTTGGTATACTCTTTCTATTATAAATTATACAATATGATTTTGGGAAATGGGGGAATTATGGGAACTTTGGATATAATTTTTAAACTTTTTTGAATAAGTAGTCCTATCTTTATCCTCATCTAATTCAACGGCTATATCAATCCAACTCATTTTATCATAAACCCTCATTTCAAATATGGTCTGCAACGTGGGATCTTTAATACTATCTATATAGTTTTCTCCACTCTTCTTTTATCTGTTTCTATATTTCTTTCTATCGTTCTTATTTTACTAAGATTGCTTTCAAGTTCTGTAGGCTCATATACTTCTACCTTTGTATGAGTTTCAGTATATGGAAAATGTCTGGATGAGCCTTTTACCTTACTAGGTAGAATAGTAATCTCTTTGCTCTTTAGTTCTATGAGCTTTTTCTCATTATTCTCCATTCTCTTTTTTAACCCCATATACTGATTTAATTCCTTTTCTGTCAACCTTTTACCCTCTTTCTGATTTTGAATATAAAAAACTACCAACTAAATTATTGATAGTTGGTAGTATAAAATTAAAAGAGTAATTTCACTATATCAAATAAATCCTTAACAATTAAAGGGAGAGAAGCAACTGATGATATATTAGAAAATATTTCAATTGCACCAACTATATTTTTTTTAGCTGAGTTACTATCTTTCTTTTCAATAGCAACTAGTATCTGATTAAGATTTTTTAATATTTGATTGTCCTCCATATCTGATATTACAACTCTTTTTTTACATTCAATAAGCCTTTTTTGGGCCAAAATATAGTTTTTATCACTTTCCGATGAATAACCATAGGTAAAATCTAAATAGTCCTTTAAAGCAATCGCAAATGCAAGTTCATTATACTCCCGCTTATTAAAATATCGAACAGATTCATCTTGACTAAACCATTCCACCATTTCAGGTAACGATGATGTTGTCAATGCAACTATCGGTATATCTGGTCTAATATTACGTATTTTTTTCGCTAGCAACAGACCTGTTCTCTTTCCACCATACGCTTTAATATAATCAAATTTTCCCGGATCCATTTGAATATCTAATATTGCTGCATCATATTCATGATTCTCAATCTGTTCAAATAATATTTCAATTTCTGATGTAATATATACATTTAAGTTTAAATCTTCTAAATATTCAGCATAATCTCTTAACAAATATTCGTCATCGTCAATCATTATAATACTGTACATTTTAATTCCCCTTTATTTTTAATCTTATAATAAGAGTACCATTCAAATGTCCAACTATCAATATTAATTTTTCAATGTGCTATAAACCTTATTATTTCCTACTAGCTATCATCTTTTTCTTAAAATCTTCTTTGCTCATCTTGTTAGCATCTAGAAAAGGATCATTAGCTTTTACAACCTTTTTCTTAAGTCCATTTTTCTCTATAAAAGTATGTAGTACCTTACTATCTACCCTAAAGTACTTAGCCGTATCAGATAGATTCATAGACCCTTCTGTATACAACTCTCTTACCAGTTCAACTGTAAGAGGTACTGCCGGCTTTTCTTTGGTTTCTTCTTTTGTAATTTTGTTTTTCTTGATGAAGTTAAATACCGTACTAGCTGCACATCCTAATTCCTCCGCAATTTTTGCAAGTGTAAGACCCTTGTTCACGTACATATCCTTTACCTGTTCCAAGTCCAACTCTACTATTTTCTTACCTGCAGGAATAACTGTCTTTTCGGTAGCTTTGCTTTCAGGAACAATACCTGTCTTTTCTGGAATGTTATTCCCCTTTATAAGGCACTGTAGTTCTGCTATTTTATTATGCTTTTGCACTTCCATGGTTTCAATCAAGTCTGTCTTTAGCTTGTCCATGATACTCTTATTCAGCACCATGTCTACAAAATGTGTTGTACCTTTTGCATAAACACATACAATGCTGCTAACATCAGTCGCCTTATCTAAGACATCATCAAAGCTCTCTACTTCTCCAATTAACTTGTTTACCTTCACAACATGCTCATTTGCCTGTTCTAATAATTGATTTATCATACTCTTTTCTCCCTTTCAAACTTTAGTTTAGTCCCCATGCTCTATATGGGTGTTTATTTTTCTTATCAAAATATCTTTCATCTACAAGCCCTCTTTGTCGCTTACCGTCATAATAAATAAGCCTACACATACCATTAGCATAAAAATGTATAGTTTCAACTAACACTACCTTGTACCATGCTCGGTTTTTAGTACTACAATCTATTGCAATCAATTTTCCAACTTCAAGAGAAATTTCGTCGAATGTAAGCTCTTTACCAAGCTTGCTTTCATTTATATATTCTCCTGGCTTATATGGTAATAATTGTCCTTCCATAAAACCTCCTATCAACCTAATCAAACGTAATCTCCCCGTCTAATTCCTTCCGAATCCGTTCTAGTAGCTCCGTGATGTCTCCATCCTCGGATATCTCATCCACCTTTTTATCAAACGTCTCCTTAAACTTCCTAGCCTGCAACTTACCCATACCAAACTCATCAACCAATGTTATTAGTGAAATGGCTATGGCCATCTTTGTGGAATGAACCTTCATGCTAGTAGTAGCTGCATTCATTTCTGCCTTTGTAAGTTTCATGGAAACACCGGTAATATTACGATATTGGAGCTCTTTTTCTAAAGCCTCTATCCCCTTGTTCCTTTGCTATCTTAAGAGCCAACACCATCCCCTGGTTACGCCCTTCCATTAATTCATTTACTTTTGCCATGACCCTTCCTCCAACAATCCATATGTATAAATATATCAGTCCCCCTCTTGGTAGAAACATGTATAATGTTATGTTCATCTGCTTCTGACTCTGTAATAAATAATCCGCAGATATCACAGGGCTTACCAATAGCTTTTTTATTAATGCGGAGGCTAACGGTATTATCAGCCTTATCCTTTTTATTTCCCTTGCTTGCCATGTTCTAATTCCTTTCCCTTATTTTCAAAGTAAGTGAGAATTCCAAATACAACTTGCTTGCATAGTTCATCATCCCTAGAATTCTTACAAAGCTCCCTTGCGTCATTTGCGAGGCGACTCCAATCTTCATCTGTAGAAGGGAAGTTCTGTTCATAGTTATTGACTAGTTCATTTGCTTTCTGGAATATCCACTTTGTTTGACTACTACTTAACATTTACTCAACTCCTCGATAGAAATATAAATTCCTGGTATCTCTGCCCAAAACTTTTCAATTATCTCACTAGCCACTAAGGCATCATCCTTCCAAAAACCCACATCCGTCATAACATCTTTTAGGAGCTTCTGCAAATTATCCGTATCCGGCTTAGTAGTTTTATATTCTCCGTCTTTATGTTTACCTCTTGGGAAACACCACTTTACAACAAGCCTGACCGGACCGGTATATTTTTTCTCTGACTTATGCTTTGCCAGATGTGCAGATAATTTAGAGCGTGCTGCTTTTAAATTATCGGGCTCATAAAATATTGGCTTACCATTTACCACGTGTACTTGCTTCTCCTGGTGTGTAACGGTCGGTGGAATTATAGGGAGAAAGAAACTAATATTCATATGGATCATCTCCTACTAAATCATGATAGGTCTGCAACCAGCAGCACGTACTACAATCGTTCTCTGCAAAACCGTTTGGAGTAGATTCGCCTCTGCATTTTGTGTACCTACCATTGTATTTATCGCATGGATCATAGCAGGACGGTTTTGGCTTGTTATATTCTCCTACATGGTAAGGTACGTCTCTCAAAATATCAGTTTTATTCTGCTCATAATCTACTCCTTGCCACTTACCTGTGTTTTTATCGTATATTACATTTTCTGATTTTCTTGCTACCTCGTCCCATAAATAAGCTAATATTTCAGGTTGATTTATTAGCCAATCAATGGTTTCGCTTTTTCTAATCTCAAATTCCTGTTCAGGTAGTTTGTGATATAGAGGAGGCATAAGTTTTATTACATCTAGTTTCCCACTTGTTAATTTTCTTTTTGTAAATCCAGCCATTTTCTTTTCTCCTTTAACGTGTTAAATTATTGCTGATATTTTTGATTGTCAAGGAAAGAGGAAGGAGTTGTTGTTGTGCTCAGCTAAAGCACAACTACTTTCTCCCTTGACCGTAGGGAAAGTGAAACGGAATATATATTTATATATATAGCATTTTCCTTCCCTCGGAAATTCTCGAAGATTCTCGACTTTTTCCCTTTGAGGGAAAGAAGGAAAGCTACCGAGTTTTTCCCTTTGAAGGAAAGGAAAATTATCGAGATTTTCCCTCACTAGGGAAAGGGAGTTTACTCGAGAATTTCCCTTACTTCTTTCCAACATTCCCCTCATCAATCCAATAACCACCATGCTCTTTTAATCGATTTCTTACTGTTTTTTCTGTTACTCCCATGTATTCGGCTAGATTCTGTACTGTAACCTGACCATTGAA